ATTAACCGAAGGCATCGTAAATCGTGATATGGCCGCAGAAGGGGAAGCTCTTCTGAATAAATGGACACAAACCGGTTTGCTTGAAGGTCTTCAAACAGGCCATCAGAAGAGCACAATGGCTCGTCTTTTGGAAAACCAAGCAAAAGAATTGCTTCGTGAATCTAGCTCTATGACCGCTGGTGATGTTGAAGGTTTTGCTGCCGTCGCATTCCCAATTGTTCGTCGTGTATTCGCCGGACTGATCGCTAACGATCTTGTAAGCGTTCAACCAATGTCACTCCCTAGTGGACTGATCTTCTTCCTGGACTTCTCTTTCGGAGATGCTCAAGATGGAAGAACTGCTACTTCCCCTCGTATGGGTAATACTGCTGATGGAACTGCTTCTATCTATGGTACTAACAAACTTGCTAAAGGCATCGTTGATGGTGTAAACCTTGTTGGTGGTACCTACAAAGAAGACCTTTCTGGTCCTCGTACTGCTATGGGTTATGCTTACTCCTCTCCAAGTGGAAGTAATGATGGTGCCATCACTCAAGCACATATAACTGTTAATGCTGCTTTTAAACTCGATGGCGCAGTATCGGAAACCAATGCTAAACTAATTCAATATGATCCGGATCTTCTGGCTCTTACTGATAGTGCTGTCGGTGTTGTAGTAATCGAAGTTGATGAAGCCGAGATGGCTAATGCTACTGGTGTTGGCGCAATCGATTTCAACAACCTTGGTGCTATTCAAATCAGCGCTACTGCTTTGGCAACACTGGACGCCGTAGTTGATGCTGCTGGTGCCAACTTTCAGAAGCAAATCCGTCGATTGACTGATCGTGTTTCTTCTTCTGATGCTGGTACTGGTAACGCTGCTACACGCTTTGTTCTTACCATGGCTGGTGCTAGTTTGACCGCAGCTGACACTACTACGTCTTCTGCTACCGGTATCGCTATTGGCGAGTTGAGTTTCCCGCTTAAAGATCATCTCCCCGTAGGTGGTTCCGTCGGTGCCGTTGGTTCTTCTAGCAACAACTTTGCTTTGGAAGGCTCCTCTGAAATCCCAGAGATCGATATCAAGGTAGACTCGATCGCTATCACAGCACAAACCAAGAAACTGAAAGCCAAGTGGACTCCTGAATTGGGGCAAGACTTGAATGCTTATCACAACTTGGACGCTGAGGTAGAATTGACTTCTATCTTGTCTGAGCAAATTGCTCTTGAAATCGATCGTGAGATCCTTGCTGACCTCGTAAATGGCGCAACTGCTGCTACTTACTACTGGTCTCGCTCTCCTGGTCTATTCGTTAACCGTTCAACTGGTGCAGAATTGGGCGCTACTGCAGCTGCTCCTGACTTCACCGGTACTGTTAGCGAATGGTATGAGACTCTCATTGAAACTATCAATGACGTTTCTGCTCAAATCCATCGTAAGACATTGCGTGGTGGTGCTAACTATGTTGTCGTGTCTCCTGAAGGCGCTAACATTCTCGAATTCACTTCTGGATTCCGTGCTAATGTTACTGCTGACGCTGACAAGGGTGATATAGGCGCCGTCAAGGCTGGTTCCTTGAGTCGTAAGTTCGACGTTATCGTTGACCCTTACTTCCCTCGAAACTTGATACTAGTAGGTCGTAAAGGCTCTTCATTCCTCGAAAGCGGATATGTCTATGCTCCTTATGTTCCACTGCAAGTCACGCCTACCATCTTCGGCCCTGAAGACTTCGTTCCTCGTAAGGGAGTGATGACTCGTTATGCCAAGAAAATGGTTCGTCCTGATATGTATGGTCTTGTGATCATCCGTGGATTGCTCGGTGAGTCCGGATCCTAATTATTAATTAGATCCAAAAAAGATGCCCTCGTTCTTCGGAACGGGGGTTTTCTTTTTCTGTTAACTATTTACATGTGAATTGGGCAATGCCCACACATTTTATTAATATATTAAGGAGATTTATATTATGGCTAGAGTAGGAAGAGCGTCAAGAAACGCATCTCTTATGAGAGTAGAAACAATTAGTGGAACGACTAAAACAATTTTACCAGCGGAGTCTGGAGAGCTTTACCTTCTCAAGGTAACTGGTGGCCTCACTGTTACATTGCCGGCTGTCAAGGAAGGCGCTTATCTTAAGTTTCTTTTCGCTGATAACACTGGAACCGGTGGAAATGTAAACTTCCATGCCGCCTCAACATCAACTGAAATTGCTGGTTTTGTTACAACACTTGTAGCCAGCGGTGCGGTTACTCAAGGTGGACAGGCACTTGCCGGTGGAGGGGACCAAATGGTTATTGCTGATGGTGCTGGAATCAAAGAAGGCTCATGGGTTGAGTTCATTTCTGATGGATCCCAGTGGTTCGTTTCCGGAATCATCATAGGGGCTGATGTTAACGCTGTAACAAGTATTTCATAATAGAGGTAACTAATGGGACGTAAAGCAAAGCGAGCGAGAACATTGGCAAGAATTGCTAGGATAACGGGAGAACAAACCACTTCCGAACCTACTCTTGTTGCCGAGAACTCTCAAAAAATTGAAGAATTAAAAACAAAAAATCCTGAACCAGTTATTGAAGAACCAGTAACACTAGAAGAGCCACCGTTTGTAGTCGAGGCTCCCGAGGTTGAGGTAAAGAAAACTACAACAAAAAAACGAGCCCCTCGGAAAAAAACAACTACGAGGGCTAGGAAAACGAATACAACTAAGTCTAAGTCAATCTCCTCCAAACAATAAAGTGCATGTGTTTTGCTTTGCCTCCGATGCTTCTCATCGGAGGTTTTCCTTTTGTATTAACTAATTAGGTGTAGCGGAGGATCCCTTAATGTCATATCCATCTTTAACCCCGACATCATCAACAAGCGCGATAGTATTACCGGCCACGGGTTCTACGACTGCAGTGGCAGATTCGCTAGCTATTGGCTTTTATTCTGGGTCTGCTTTTTTAGCTGGAGCTGCAGCTCAAGTTGCTTATACCTATAAGAGATTGGGCGGTGATGTATTAGATATCGAAATCAAAGCCGTTAATGTCTACAACCATTATGAAGAGGCAGTATTAGAATATTCATATATCGTGAATTTACATCAGGCAAGAAATGCCCTTGGAAGTGCTCTCGGTGGGGCCACTGGTTCCTTTAATAATAAGGGCGAATTAACAGACGGAACAAACGTTGCCCTTAAATATCCGAAATTCCAATTTGATTATGCTTATCGTGTAGCAGATTCTTATTCGACAGAAGTAGGAATCGGAGGCACTCAGCCAATATATTCTGCTTCCGTCAATCGTGTAGCAGATCAGCAAGATTATGATTTACAAAGCATTGTCAGTGCTTCGTCCGTAGCCGGCGGAGTTCCATTTGCTGGCTTAGTCGGCAATAAAAGAATAAAAATCCGCCAGATGTATTACATGACTCCAGAACAAATGTGGAGGTTCTATGGGTATTATGGTGGGCTAAATGTTGTAGGTGATTTTCATAATTACGGACAGTATGCTGATGATTCAACTTTCCAAGTGATCCCTGCATGGCAAAACAAATTGCAAGCAGTCGCATTCGAAGATCACCTGTACACCAGAACTTCACATTATTCATATGAAATTATTGACAATAAACTTCGAGTATATCCCGTGCCCGATCAAGTTTCACCTGCCCAATTCTGGTTTAGATTTACAATCGAAGACAATGATGCCTTTGCAAGTGGCTCTTATGACAGTGGAGTTGATGGTGTTAATAATATGAACATGCTTCCATTTGAGAATATAGCATTTGAAAAAATCAACTCAATGGGTCAGCAGTGGGTACGGAGATTTTCATTGGCATTATCCAAAGAAACACTGGGCCAGGTGCGAGGTAAATTTGGTGGTGCGATTCCAATTCCCGGGGATTCTGTAACGCTAAATGCTACTGAACTTCTTAGCCAAGCAGCAGCCGAACAGACAGCTTTGAGGGAAGAGCTCAATAAGCAATTGGACGAAATGTTATATACAAAAATAGCAGAGTCAGACAAAGGATTCATCGATAATACCGATGCAATTGTGGGTAAAGCGCCGTTAAAGATATTTGTGGGGTAATTAAATGAGCGATAAATGGACAAGACCAACACATCCACCCCCACCGTTGTTTGTTGGAGAGAAAGAAAAGAATCTCGTTAAGCAAGTTAACGACGAAATAATAGAAAGAGTCGTCGGACAACAGGTTTTGTACTTCGCAATTGATATGGAGACAACAAACTTCCATCCTCTATACGGCGAGGCCTTAGAAAAGAACTTTTTACACCCAATCAGGGTATATGCGCTAGTTGAGTATGGAGGCATCGAGACCACGTTCATGGAAAGCGTCGGAATCGATAAGAAAACCACTATAGTGGTTCATTTCCACAAAAGAAGGTTGACTGAAGATCAAAACCTCTTTGTGAGAGAGGGTGATTTTGTTAGATACGGCGATATTTACTATGAGATTACAAAACTTAATGAACCAAAACAGCTTTACGGACAAATAGAGACGAAATATGAAGTTACGGCAGACTGTATAAGAGCAAGGGACGGGTTATTCAATGGCGAATGAAGAAATAGTTGTTAAAGCATCATCAATCGAGACAATAGACTATGCTCTATTCGATTTAATTGACAATCAACTTGATTTACACACAAAAACCAACGGCGGGTTCAAAAAAGTGCCCGTGTTGTGGATCTCCCCGGAGCGATCCTTTCACATTAAGGAGAAAGAGATCAGGGATAAAGTTGGCAAATTAAAACTTCCCCTTATAACCATAGAGAGAACTTCATTTGCGAAGGATCCAACGTTTAAGGGAGCATTTCAAGCAAATATTTTTCCAAATACAAC